AAATAGATTATTCTTTATATTTTGGGAAGCATGCAAGGCAGATAACAGATGTTACGGCATGTGCTACCTTAAAAACAGAAGGTCTGGATTTTCATTTATGTCCTCAGCAGAGCTTGTTAATCAAGCGACAATATCAAGCGATTCCAGATTCGGTATATTATCTAAATCTGGAGCAGATGCTAAAAAGATGTTCACAGATAAAGTTGTGCCAATATCCGTTAACTATCCGTTTTTCTTCAAGCCGATACAAGACGGTATGGATCGTCCTAAAACAGAGTTGGCCTATAGAGTTCCAGCTTCGAAACTTACTAGAAGAAAGCTTGAGAGTAATGAGCAATTAAAAGAACTTGATGGACTTGATACAACTATTGACTGGAAAAATACTGGTGACAACTCTTACGATGGTGAGAAATTAAAAATATTAGCACACGACGAAAGCGGAAAATGGGAAAGACCGGACAACATATTAAACAATTGGCGAGTTACAAAAACAACACTAAGGCTAGGATCAAGAATCGTAGGCAAGTGTATGATGGGCTCAACTTCAAACGCGTTAGATAAAGGTGGAAGCAATTTCAAAAAACTATACTATAATTCAGACGCTACAAAAAGAAATAGAAACGGACAAACTTCTTCTGGACTCTATTCTCTGTTCGTCCCTATGGAATGGAACTACGAAGGATTCATGGATTCTTACGGATCACCTGTTTTCATTAGAGAAAAAAATCCAGTCAAAGGAGTTGACGGTTACGACATTACAACAGGCGTCATTGAACACTGGGAAAATGAAGTAGATGGTTTAAAGTCTGATCAAGATAGTTTAAATGAATACTATAGACAATTTCCAAGAACAGAGCAACATGCTTTTAGGGATGAAGCAAAACAGTCTATATTTAATTTAACTAAAATATATCAACAAATAGACTACAACGAAGAAATAAACAATTTAAGTAAAGTTTCTAAAGGTAGTTTCCAATGGGTCAATGGTGTTAAAGATACTAGAGTAGTATTCTATCCTAATAAAGACGGTAGATTTAAAGTATCTTGGGTACCAAATGTTGAAATGCAAAATAGAGTTATTATAAAAAACGGTATTAAACATCCTGGAAATGAGCATATAGGAGCTTTTGGATGTGATAGTTACGATATTAGTGGTACAGTAGACGGTAAAGGTTCTAATGGTTCACTACATGGTTTAACTAAGTTTAGTATGGAAGATGTTCCTCCTAATCATTTCTTTTTAGAATATATATCAAGGCCACAAACAGCTGAGATATTCTTTGAAGATGTTTTAATGGCTTGTATTTTTTATGGCATGCCAATATTAGCTGAAAATAATAAACCTAGATTATTATACTATTTTAAACGTAGAGGTTATAGAGGTTTTTCAATTAATAGACCTGATAAGATTTGGAATAAATTATCTATAACAGAAAAAGAAATTGGTGGAATACCTAACTCGAGCGAAGATATTAAGCAGGCTCATGCAGCTGCTATTGAGTCTTATATAGAAAGCCACATTGGCTACTCAAATGAAGAACATGGCGATATGTATTTTCAAAAAACACTAGAAGATTGGGCTACTTTTGATATAAATAATAGAACTAAACACGATGCTTCTATAAGTTCTGGTTTAGCTATTATGGCTTGCAATAAAAATAAATATACGCCAGTACCTATAGTTACTAAAAAAAATGTTAATCTAGGTATAAAGAAATACAATAACGAAGGAAGTTTATCTAAAATAAAAAAATAAATGCAAATACAAACTTATAATGGCAGTTCATTTCCTGATCAGGTGGTACCTGATGAGGTTAAAGAAAGTGAAGACTACGGTAGGCAAGTTGGTAGAGCGATTGAAGGAGATTGGTTTAGCGGTACTAGATCTGGAGCGTCGGGAAGATATAATACTAATTTTAATAATTTTAGAAACTTAAGATTATATGCTAGAGGTGAACAGTCTGTTCAAAAATACAAAGATGAATTAGCTATTAATGGAGATTTATCTTATTTAAACTTAGACTGGAAGCCAGTACCTATTATTCCTAAATTTGTAGATATAGTAGTCAATGGTATGGATGGTAAGCTGTATGATATAAAAGCTTATGCTCAAGACCCAGAGTCAATAAATAAAAGAACTCAATATGCAGAAGCGCTATTAAGAGATATAGAAGCTAAAAAACTTATAGATCAAATAAAAAGTGTAACTGGTATGAATATGTATTCAAATTCTAATCCAGAAGATCTTCCTCAAAACAGGGAAGAACTAGATGTACATATGCAATTAACTTATAAGCAGTCTATTGAAATAGCTGAAGAAGAAGTTATAAACAACACTTTAGCTTTTAATAAATATGAGCTAACTAGAAGGAGAATGTCAGAGGACTTAGTTATACTAGGTATAGGAGCTGTTAAAACATCATTTAATCTATCAGAAGGTGTTACTGTAAAATATGTTGATCCAGCTGACTTAGTGTATTCATATACTGATGATCCTAATTTTCAAGACTTATGGTATGTTGGAGAAGTTAAGTATATTAGTTTAAATGAAATTAAAAAAGAATTTCCTTACTTAGATGATTCAGATTTAGAAACTATACAACAATACCCAGGTAGTTCTAGTTATAATTATCAATTTAACGGCAGACAAGACAATAATAGTATAGCTGTTTTATATTTTGAATATAAGACATATAGCAATCAAGTTTTTAAAATAAAAGAAACAAATACTGGTTTAGAAAAAGTTATAGAAAAGCCTGACACATTTAACCCACCAAAGAACGATAATTTCGACAGGGTGTCTAGGTCAATAGAGGTTTTATATCAAGGAGCAAAAATACTAGGTCACGAGATGATGCTTAGCTGGAAGTTAGCTAAAAACATGACAAGACCAGATGCTAACTTAGTCAAAGTTAATATGAATTACAACATATGTGCTCCTAAAATGTATAATGGGCGTATAGAATCTTTAGTAAGTAGAATGACTGGTTTTGCTGATATGATTCAACTAACACATTTAAAACTACAACAAGTTTTAGCTAGGTTAGTTCCTGATGGAGTTTTTTTAGATGTAGATGGTTTAGCAGAAGTTGATTTAGGTAATGGAACTAATTACAATGCAGCTGAAGCTTTAAACATGTACTTTCAAACAGGTAGCATATTGGGTAGATCTATGACTCAAGATGGTGGAGCTAATCCAGGCAAAGTACCAATACAAGAATTACAGTCAGGATCTGGAGGCGCTAAGATGCAATCATTAATACAAACTTATCAATATTATTTACAAATGATGAGAGACGTAACGGGTCTTAATGAAGCTAGAGATGGTAGCCAACCAAATAAAGATTCTTTAGTAGGTCTGCAAAAGCTTGCAGCTGCTAATTCTAATACAGCAACTAAGCACATAGTTCAAGCTAGTTTATATTTATCTGCTAGAACATGTGAAAATATATCTTTGAGAGTTGCTGACATGTTAGAGTTTCCATTAACTAAAGAAGCTTTAAAATCAAGTATTAGTTCTTACAACGTTGGAACACTGGAAGATATGCAAACTTTAAACATGTTTGAATTTGGTATATACTTAGAATTAGTTCCTGACGAAGAAGAAAGAGCTCAATTAGAACAGAATATACAAGTAGCATTACAGTCTCAATCTATAAACTTAGAAGACGCTATAGAGATAAGAGATATAAAAAACTTAAAATTAGCTAATCAATATATAAAGATTAAAAGAAAACAAAAAGCTGCTGAAGATCAACAGAGAAGTCAAGCTAATATACAAGCTCAAGCTCAAGCAAATGCAGAGGCCAGTGAAAGATCTGCGTTAGCTGAAATGCAGAAGCAACAAGCTTTAGCTGAAACAACGTTACAAATAGCTAAAGGTAAATCTGAATTTGATATTAATAAAATGCAACAAGATGCTGAATTAAAAAAGCAAATGATGCAAATGCAATTTCAATTTGATAAGCAACTTAAGCAAATGGAAGTAGATAGAATTGTAACACAAGAGAAATTAATAGAAGATAGAAAAGATACAAGAACAAGAATTGAAGGAACCCAACAAAGCGAAATGATAAACCAAAGAAACTTAAATTTACCACCTATAGATTTTAAAGAAGGTGGCTCAATGCAAGACTCCATGCCAGAGGGTATTATGGAGTAATTATTAATTATTATATTATATTATGTCAGAAGAAATAAAAGAAACAAAAGGGGGAGAGTTGACTCAAGGTGATTTTAAAATAAAGAAAAAACCTGTAAAACTAGTTAAAGAAAACATCCCAGTTAAAATCAATCTTAATAAAGAAGATAAAATAGAAAATAAAGATACTATTTTAAAAGTTGATTTAAAAAAAGAAGAACCAGAAACTGTTATTATAAAAGAAATTACTGAAACTGAAGAAAAAAAAGAAGAAGTAAAAGAAAAAATACCAGCAACTAGTCTAGAATTACCTGAAGGACTAGATAAGCTTGTTACTTTTATGAAAGAAACTGGTGGAACAGTAAAGGATTACGTTAGATTAGATACTGATGTATCTAACGTTGATGAGAATACTTTACTAAAAGAATATTATAAAAATACTAAACCACATCTTAACAACGAAGAGATTGATTTCATAATGGAAGACAATTTTGGAGTTGATGAAGAATTGGATGAAGAGCGAGATATAAAGAAAAAGAAACTCGCTTTTAAAGAAGAAATTGCGAATGCCAAGAGTTTTTTGGAAGATACTAAGGATAAATATTACGAAGAGATCAAGTTGAGACCTAACGTAACCAAAGATCAACAAAAAGCAACTGAATTTTTCAATAGATACAACAAGGAAAAAGAAAAAGCAAACACACAACAGCAAGATTTTATTAATTTAACTAACGAATATTTTTCTGAAGATTTCAAAGGTTTTGAGTTTAACGTAGGAGAAAAAAAATTTAGTTATAATGTTAATAATGCTAAAGAGTTAGCCGATCAACAAGTTAAATTATCAGACTTCACTAAGATGTTCTTAAATGAAGATGGTTCAATAGCTGATCATAAAGGTTATCACAAAGCTATGTTTGCTGCTAGAAATGTAGATACAATAGCTAGTCATTTTTATGAACAAGGTAAATCCGATGGAATTAAAGATATAGTTGATAAGTCTAAAAATATAGAAACATCGTCACGCCCACAAAGCAATGGTGATATTTATATTGGAGGATTAAAAGTTAAAGCAGTATCTGGCATTGACAGTTCTAAGTTGAAAATAAAAACAAAAATAAAAACTAAAAACTAAAATTATGAGTTTATCAGGTGGGAGTTTTCCCGCGTCAATAGTGCCTTCTCAAGCGAGAATGGCATTGCAGAGTAATTTTCTAGAGTTCAATACTGGATCTGGAAAAGACTTTGCACAACAATATCTACCTGAGCTTTACGAAGCAGAAGTAGAAAGATACGGAAACAGGACTTTGTCTGGTTTCTTGAGAATGGTAGGAGCTGAAATGCCAATGACTTCTGATCAAATTATTTGGTCTGAACAAAACAGGTTGCATATCGCTTATAGAGGCGTAACGACAGCTATTAATGGTACTGGTGGAGTATTTAAAATAACTCCTTCATTAGCTGCTCCAAATACTACTACTAGTATTGCTGTTAGACAAGGACAAACTGTTCTTTTATCTGATCAAGCAACTGGTTTAGTAACTGCTAAAGTTTATGTGCAGGCAGTGTTTAGTGCTGCAGATGGTGGTGGTGTTGAAGTTGTTAATGGTTCTGCTGATGCATTGAGTTTTACAGCTGTACCTTACGGATCTGACACTTTACCTGCTGCTTTAACAGCAAACACTGGTGTTAATATGTTCGTGTATGGTTCTGAATTTAGAAAAGGAGATACTGGAATGAACGGTTCTATTGAGCCATCTTTCACTCAGTTTTCTAACAGACCTGTAATTATCAAAGACAAGTACGAAATCAATGGTTCTGACACTGCTCAAATTGGGTGGGTTGAAGTTGCTACTGAAGACGGAACATCTGGATATTTATGGTATCTAAAAGCTGAGTCTGAAACTAGACTACGTTTTGAAGATTATCTTGAAATGACTATGGTTGAAGGTGAAAAAGCTCCAACTGGAACTGTATTAAGAGACACTAACAAACTAGAAGGTACTGAAGGTTTATTTGCTGCTATCGAAGCAAGAGGTAATATATACTCTGGTTTTGCTGGTGCTGCTGCTCCTGGTTCAGGTGCAATGGGAGATTTTGATGAAATACTCAAGAACTTAGATAAGCAAGGTGCTATTGAAGAAAACATGTTATTCTTATCAAGATCTACGGCTCTTGATTTTGACGATATGATTGCTGCTATGGCAGGTGGAGGTTTTGCTTCTACTGCTTCTGCATCTTACGGTCTTTTTGACAATGAGCAAGAAATGGCATTAAACTTTGGATTTTCAGGATTCAGAAGAGGTTCTTATGACTTCTACAAAACTGATTGGAAATATCTAAATGATGCTACTACTAGAGGACTAGATAAAGCTATTGATGGTGTAATGGTTCCTGCTGGAACTTCTACAGTTTATGATCAAATGCTAGGATCTAATATTAGACGTCCTTTCTTACATGTACGTTACAGAGCTTCTGAAACTGAAGATCGAAGATTCAAAAACTGGATTACTGGTTCAGTTGGTGGAGCTTACACTTCTGATTTAGATGCAATGTCTGTACACTTCTTATCTGAAAGATGTTTAGTAACTCAAGCTGCTAATAACTTCGTGTTATTCAAAGGAGCATAATTAATTATTAACATTTAAAAAATAAGAAAATGGGTTATATTAAACTACAAAAAACAGGTGCTGAATTTGATTTAGTATCTGCTGAAAACATAGGTGACGTTAAATTAGGCGCTAGTGATCTAGTAATTCAATATCTTTCGGGATATAAAGTTACTATTTCTGGTACTGGAAATTTTACGCCAAAAGACACAAATATTGTGGAAAATGCAATTGATGTTATGAACGGTGCTTCTGGCATTGCTCCAATGACAACATTAAGCCAAGCTGTTGAAGTAACAATGACTGTTATTACATAGCTAACAATAATAAGATCCCGCTTCGGCGGGGTCTTTTTTAATTATTATATTATATTATATCATGGAAAAAACAAAGAAAAAACCTGCAGCAAAAGCTGTAGAAACAGTAGAAAAGACTGTTGAAACTCCTAAAGTAAAAAAAGATACTTGGGAATATAAAGATAGAAACTATTATTTAGTAGGTAATAAAGAACCTTTAACTTATACACTACCTAGTAAACATAATAGCAAATACCCTTTAGTATGGTTTGATCCAAAAAGAGGTTATGAAAGAGAATTAAGATATGCTACAAATCAAGAAAGTATATTTGTAGATGAGCAACAAGGACAAGTTACTCTAAAGCATATTGTTTTTGAATTAGGTCATTTAATGGTTCCAAAAGAAAAAAGAAATTTACAAGAATTCTTAGATCACCATCCACATAGGGCTTTAATATTTGAAGAATATGACTCTGAAGTTGAAGCTGTTGATCATGTTGATCAATTAGAGATAGAATTACTAGCTATGAATGCTGCTTCTGAAATGGAAGTAGATTTTGCAGAAGCTATATTAAGAGTAGAATTAGGTTCTAAAGTGTCTTCTATGAGTTCTAAGGAGCTTAAAAGAGATTTATTACTATTTGCTAGAAATAAACCTGAGCTATTTATAGATTTAGCTAATGATGATAATGTTCATCTTAGAAATATTGCTATTATATCTGTTGAACAGCGTATAATAAAACTAAGCGGTGATAACAGATCTTTTTCTTGGGCATCTAACGATAGAAAACTTATGACAGTACCTTTTGACGAAAACCCTTACTCAGCTATGGCTGCTTGGTTTAAAACAGATGAAGGCTTAGAAGTTTTTAATTCTATAAATAAAAAACTAAAATAACAAGTGATAATAGTATAAGGCCCGTTAACGCGGGTCTAATACGCAAAAATAAAAAACAAAATGGCTATAAACATAAATCAGGTGTATAAGTCTGTACTTGTAGTATTGCAACAAGAAAAAAGAGGTGTACTTACACCTACTGAATTCAATAAAGTTGCTACACAGGCACAGCAAGAAGTATTCATAGAATATTTTGATGAACTAAACCAGTTGTTGAGACAACCTCAAACTAGTCTAGCATATGCTGATAGATTTGCTTTATTAGACGAAAAAATACAAATATTTAAAGACACAGAAGACTTGCAAACAGATGCCGATTCAAAAGTAACTCCTACAGTTGCTGTGCAAGAATTAGGTTCTGTTATTTATTTTGCTACTTCTGCTAGCGATGGTAAAGAAGCTCAAAGAATACAAAAATACGAAGTTTATACTACTAATCAATCTCCATTAACTAAACCTACTGAAAGATACCCTGTATATACTTATGAAAAAAACATTATACAATTATATCCTATAAATATTGGTGTTCCGTCTCCTGCTTTTAACAATGTTCAGTTAAACTACTTAAGATACCCAAAACCCGTCAAATGGGGATTTACTATAGATACAGAACTTGGTAATTTTATTTACAACGCACAGAGTTCTGAAAATTTTGAATTACATCAATCAGACGAACCAATGTTAGTAGATAAAATACTAGGCTACGCAGGCGTTATGACTAGAGATCAATTAGCTTTACAATTGGCAAATAGCAAGGAGCAACAAATAGATATTGACGGACAAAAATAATAAACATGGCACAAACACCCTTATCAAACGCTTTTATATCACTCAATGAGGTTATAAATAACTTTTTAATTTCTTATACTGGACCTGGTAGATTAATACCAGATGCTATAAGAACAGAGGTTATATTTCACGCTAGAAGATGCTTGCAAGAATTTGCATATGAAACTATAAAAAGTCAATTTGAAACAGCAGCAGTTGCTGTAGATGGACACGCACCAGGTGGCCAGGGTTATGCTTTACCTGCAGACTTTGTGGCTGTAATAAAGGTATTAAACCCGCCAAATTCTTCAGCTCTTACAGAAGTTAAAGCTTTAGCAGATTTAGTAACCGGTACATATTTTATAGATTATGCAACTAAAAGAATTTATTATGCTGACACTGGAACCGCTACTATAACTTATCTATCAAATGCGCTTACAACAGATGAAACAGCAGCAATACCTAAACTAGCAGAAGCTGCTTTATATGCGTGCATGA